AGATATCAGTGCATTAAGCCTTACAGTTCTTTTATTTTCGTTACTTCCTATATTATAAGCTGTAACATTAGATGAGTTTGTTGCCTCTACTTTACTTACATATCCTTTGTTGCTTACAGGATGCTTTTCATATTCAATATCCATTGATGTAACCACACCATCAAATGATGTTAGTTGTATATTAAAATCAATAATATCATTCTTTGTGAGTGTATGATCTGTTGTGATTGAATCTGGTATATATACATATGTGTAATCGCCTTGAGAATTGTACCTTCCAATGAATCCACCATTCTGTTGTAATTCAGTTAAGCAACTATTTAACTGCTTCGGTTCAGTTATCCAGTATCTTAATGCCCAATCTTTAACAACAGATATATTTGTACCGCTATCCCAATTTACAGGATTATAAGCAGAGCCATATGGTATATCGTTTCCATCTTTAAAATTTCCAAATCTTTGCATCAAGTCTCTATGAGCAAATACAATTTTTGTAATTAATGCATCGCCTCCCCAAGAACTAACATCTTTCAAGCCATTAGCACCACAATACAATTCATCTATATCATCCAACACTTTATATGAGTTTGATTTTTTGTCTTGGTCAGAATAATCTAGTTTAGACCTTACTTCAATCACTACATCGGCCAATCTTAAATATCCACCAAGTGTACCATCAAGGTCTCCAGATTGCTGAACTGCTTTCATTTTTAACTTTATTTCTTCACCCCAACCATTACTGCTAGAATTAAATTCACTATTGCTATTGTATCCATTGGAAAAATAAGCAAATGATGATGTATTTAACCCTCCAGCCAATGTTTGATTAAAAGTGGTTGTTGTGGATGCTCCTGTCAAAGAATAGTACCCAAGTATATCAGATGCACCAAAAGATTCATCTATTAATTGTATTCTAATTTCACCACTACCAGATATTGTTTTATCAGGAGTTGATAACAATTGAACACTCCCAGAAAAAACTAAATGAATACTAATTGTATCAGCAGTTCCTGTTAATTGAGGCATTTTAAATTTTATAGTAGCATTGTCATTTGCTGTAAAGTTACCTTGAATTAAGCATTGAGTATAGGATGAGGTATCTATAAAGTCACCATTAAAAGCATTATCATTTTCTGCCCAATCAAAATTCGTTGATGTTTCCGAATCTGTTCTTTCTAATGGCTTTACAAATTGACCTTTTAACAATGATTGATGATGTCTAACTGCATGCCCATTTCCAAAAACTTCATTTCCTGCATCTACTGAAGTCATTGTACTAGCGTGATTTGCGATAGGTATGAATGAATCAACTGATTTTTCATAAAAATGAGGATAAGCATTTTGATTTATAGACCTTAAGCCAGTAAGTGAAAAGATAGTATCGCCTCTTCTTTGCTCTACTGGTATTGGGTACAATGTTTTTCTCTTTCTAAACTCATCAATCCCAGCAGAACTACCAAACGACAAGGATACACTTTGAGAATTTCCTTGACTAGCGTTAGCTGTATAATCACCATAAGCTATTGGAAAATAGTTGTTTTTATCTGTTTTTATTTGTGGTACTTCAATACCTTTAAAAGGATTATGTGAAACTATCTCTAGAGTTACACTATCTTGATTATGACTAAAATTTATCAATCTACCAGAATATATTTGCAAAGCATTATGGAGATATGGATTGTTATTGAGCTGGATAAAGACTTTGCATATTCTATTAATATACTTCCTGGAGCCTCCAAATATTTCTTCACTAAAAGGATTACCATTAAAAAGAAAGTTAGAGACCTTAATAGATATATTGCCTATTTTACTAGTTGAGTTTTTAAGGCTTATTGACTCTCTTATACTAGGATTAGATAATATTGCACCATAACTCACTCTATCATCAATGGTAGTATCTGAAAATGATATAGGGGTAAAGCTATTATTAAAAAATCTTTCTGGTTCATATAGGGCTGCCGGTGATGTTTCAAGTCCGTCTAATGACCTTTGAACTGTCAATGTATCAGATGATATACTTGTCACCTTTATTAATTCGCCCGTGGTAAGTATTCGGTTACCGATTTGGTTCATACGATAATAATTACCAGCAGTAAATAAAGAACCATCTTTTACATCAATACCTGTTTCTGTTGTGCCTACATCCTCATCAAGTTGGCTTTCTGTTCCAACCATATCAAATGAATCATCATAGCCTAAACAAAATATCCAATTTTCATTAGTTGTTGACCTTTGAAATCCATCTGGTAATGTTAAGCTCAAGAGTATCTTGCGGCTTTTTGTATTTCAGGTATTAAAGTGTCTCTTACAAACTCTGTTGTACCAAAAACATTGCCCTGTATATTAACTGTAATTCCCATTCCACTTACTAGGTTTTCTTGCTGAGCTTGATTTAATATTAATTCCCCAGGAGTAAGCATTGCAGGAACTGTGTCACCAGCCCCTGTATCATTTCCCTGTACTATTCCTCCATAAGCAAAAGATTGAGAGTCTATCGACTTTACATTACCCAGACCAATCGATAAAGCTAAAGCCGCAGGAACAACACCAGTAGGCCAACCACCAAATGTAGCAAATGTCTTATTAGCAGCTTCAAACGCCTTCACGTATGCTTCCGCTTTGGCAAGAGATTTAGTTGTTCTAGCCATAGATTTATTTTGAGATGATGCTTGTTTTGCTAAACTTAGAAAAGAAGATGCTTGGCTCAATTTAGCACCTACTTCTTGAGACATAAATTGCATCCTTAATTTAGTCCCTTGTTTTTCAGCTTCAGTTTTAGAAACCCCTAATGCAATTAATTCAAGTTCTCTTTCTTTTATTTTGTTAAACGCTTGTTGTTGTATTAAATCTTGAACAGTTAATAGCTCAACTTTTCTTTCTAGGTCTGCGGCTTCTATTTCCGCAATTTTCTCCTTATCTTCTGCGAGATTATCTGAATCGGCTTCCCTTGATTCTATTCTTGCTTCGTTTACTCTAGCCATCTCATTTATTTCTGCATCAGCAGATTCTTTTGCCTTTTCTTTTATAAAATCAAAAGTAAATGCTAACTGATTTGCAACTAATTGAAAATTGTCAGAATTTCTTTTTGTAATATTTTCTGACATTTCGTTTATTTGCTTATCTAAATCTTCTACTTTGCCCTTTGTAAACGGTAATAAATCTGTTAATTCTCTTTTAATTTTTAACATAGATAAGCCAACATGATTATTCACAGTATCTAAAAACAGCGAGATAGTCATATTTAAAGACTCTAAAACGACATTAAAGTTTTCATTTATTACTTTTGCAATATGTTCAAAACCAATATCTCCAAGCTCTGATAATATCTTGTTAGCATTTTCAACAGCAGGACTAATCTGGTCAATAATAACATCGCCAATCGTTATCATTACATTTTGCATATTGTTTTTTAGCTTTGACATTTGCGTATTAAACGCACCCGACATTCTTTCAAATGCAGTATTAGCGGCATCACTGGTATTAGAAAACTCATCAACATTACTTTTTAAAGTAGTAAAGTTTTGAGCCATTGTTTGTATCGCTAAAACACCTTCAACGCTAGGAATCAATCTTCTCATTAATGCTGGGTCTAAGCCTTTAAATTGCCCCATCGTACCAACCAAATTAACTGTGCCATCATCGAATCTTTTAACCTCTATTCCCAGATCATTCATAAGGGCTTTCGAAGCAGAAGTAGGGCTTTGTAATGCTTGCATTGCAGCCCTCAAACTTGTAGTAGCTTGAGCAGTTGAGATACCTGAGGCGGTAAGCGTTGCCATTGATGCACCAACACCTTTTAAATCCATCCCCATTGCTTTAGCAAAAGGTAACACTTGACCAAAACTTGCAGAAAGTTCTGACATTGTTGTTTTACCCAACCTTACTGTGGTAAATAAATCATCAGATACATTGTTTACTTCGTTAGCATCTAACCCTAGAGCATTTAAAGAAGTGGTCAATAAATCTGCGGCTTCTGCAGCACTTGTTACGCCACCAACAGCTAATTTTGCCGAGGCACCTAAGACTGCTGCTGAGTCTGCAGCTCCAGAAAACCCAGCAGAAACAATATCATATTTTGCTTTACTTATAGAACTTAAAGCTAGCCCTGAACTACTAGCAACGCTCATTAGTTCTCGGCTCATTTTCTTTAAAGCAACATCGCTAAAATCATTGGTTAATGTACTTACTTCAAATAAACTTTTTTGAAAATCTCCTGCTAACTTTGTAGACAAGACTCCTATCCCAGCAGTTGCTATTGCCGCTTTTGTTCCAATACTTCCAATAGCACCACCAACAGATTTTAAGGCACCTGCAGTTTTCTTTGCCCCTTTTTGACCGACTTTTAATATTAAATTTTTAGCCATCTTGAGTCCTGTGGTTATTTATTTTATTAATCTCTTCATCTATAACTGTTAAGCAATCAATCTTAAAAGCAGAAATAGAGTCAAGGTCTGAGCCAATAGGGACATTAAACGTAGTTGCTATTTTATAATCTTCTAACATATCCCAGCACCATTGTTTAATGTGATGTATTGGATTGGTAAAAAAAGGCATTTCATAATACAATGTTTGTCCAATACCAAATTTTTTAACACTATCCTGCTCCAATACTTTTTCTATTTCGCTTTCAACTTCCCTTAAATTATTAAACGAAATTTTCTTACCAGTAACAGGCGACTGAGCAGTATAAGGAAAAGCAAACTCACTACCGGGAAAACCCAGTTGAGTAAACCAAACTGCACATCTCAATCGCCAGTATCGTTTCCCTCCTGCATACCCATATAGGTAACTATAATTGCAGTTAAGACTTCATCCTCCTGTAAGGCTGTTAATCCTTCCAGTTCCTTGTCGGCTTTTTCTTCATCCCCGAAAGCAAGTAAAGCAAATTCGTCTGCTAATTCATGCAACTCAGAGGTATCTTGACTAGCAAAAACCTTTTTCACTTTCTTATAGTAATCCCTTCTTTGCCTTCTTGTTATGTCCTGACATTCAAATTCGCCATGAGGCGTTTCAACTATCATTATTTCTCCCTTTTTTTATTACCAACTTGTTACAGCACTATTCTCAAATGTCTCTAACTTAAATGCTTCGTTTGAACCGTTTTGTACGCACTCAAATTCAAGAGTATGAAAAACTCCAGTCTCACTTAGGTCTTGTCCTGGATCTCCAGTGTATTGTATTTCTGCTGTTATTTCCATTTCTCCTGCTGCGTCGTTACCATCACCGCAAATTAAATTTAAGGTCATAGTGTTGCCATCAAGAAAATCCTGAATGACGTTATTAGCTGCACCATAATCAAATTCATCATCGTATTTAATTACTAGGCTACCAGTAACAACATACTCAGGGAAAACATAGACCTCAGCATCGCCATTTGTATTAAAACCGACTCTGTTTACACCATTAGAAATATTGAATGTAAATGATTTCATTATAAAGGTTTGAGTAGCGTTTCCTTCAACGTCTAAAGTCCTTGTATCAAAATCCATTACATTAAAATATGTAGTTTGAGCATCAACCCAAGTTCCGTCAAATGTCTGTTCTAATGCACTTCCAGCAGCAACAGGGTTGCTGAAACCACTAAAGTAATTACCAGACATACTTACAAGCCCATTATTGGCCCCTACATCACCAGTAATTGTCAAGTCTGAACACACTATTCCTGAAACTTTAATACCTTCACCAGCGGCTGGGTAATAAGCTAGGTTGCAACTATGAGGTATTCCACTTGAAATAGTACCACCAATAGAATTAGCATTGCTTGCTCCATCAATTTCCATTTCGTGTAACGTGCTTCCAGAGGTTGCATTTTCTTGACCTACTAATAAAGCGTGTTGAGCTAAAGTTCTAGGAGTTGCTACCATATCAAAAGGCATTGTAACTGTTCCGCCTCTTAAATTAGTAATTGTGTCAGCGGCATTTTTTACACTTCCCCTACCACTCAACAGTCTCGACTCTCTCAGTATATTGAATATAGGTTTTTGTGCTTGTACAACTGGTTGTGTTAAATATGCGGTTCCATCTGCCCCGCTTGAATCTAATCCTACCCCGAAAGATGTTTCAGCCTTTAAGCCATATTTAATACTACTTACAGGGAGTACTCTTGTGTCAGCCATTATTTAGCCTCCTTTGTTTGTTTTTTCGTTTTTGCTTTTTCCACGAATCTCATTTGTAGTAATTCGTTACCAGCATCTTCAGGTATTTCAACAACTTCGCCATCCCTGAGTTTATTTAGCGAAGCCTTATCGCAAAGCAATCCATTTGAATTTGCTCTATGAATTTTGTCTAATCTTGCTTTTATTTTCATTATATAACCTCTATGTTATTGCAATTAAATGTTCCAATTCCTCTCAAGAGGGTTTGGTCGTCCTCATCTCTTTCGTATTCTATGCTAGCTAAATTTGCATCAAACCAAATTGCCCCATTTGAATAAGATGAATTATTGTGAATCAATCTTTTAAGTCTTTCCATTACGTTGCTAACTTGCTTAATGTTATTTTTAGTATACTGCCCTCCAGATTTTAACTGGTAATTAATTTCAATATTGTATTCTCTTTGAGTTCCAGATGATAAATTAGTTACCAATTCATCCGATGAGGGGATCAGTAAAAAAGACTGAGGTGGCTTGTGTTCATCATAATAAACAGCAACGCCAAACTCGTTATTAATTAAAACTGCTACTGTTTCCATAATATCATCAAAAATTGTATTTGAATAAGTAATAGCCATTAATATCTGCTTGTAGAAATAGTTTTTATTGGAGTGAACGACTGATCTAAAACTCCACTAACCTCTAATTGCCACTCGTCGTTTGTTGTATAAAGCCCAGGAGCAAACCTTATCCACATATTATGCCCTACTGATTGCCAACCACAGTCAATTATTTCTGCATTTGTATCTTGATTTAATTTTAAACCTTTTTCATTTTTAGTGAATGTAGAATAAGTGACTGAAGTATTTTCACTACCTGCTGTTATTGTTCCACCATTAGCAATTACAATTTTAATAACATCCCATTGTGTACTTGCTCTTCCTTTTACATCCACTACGCTTCCTGTTGTATTAGAATTAACAGTAACAGGAGATAAGATGCCTTTATATTTTTGTTCTGATTCGCTACTGTATAATGAAATTTGACCAGTTCTCAGCATATCCAACCAGCCAGTGCCTTCTTCATTAATTGCTTGAGACTTTATCACATCTGCTTTTTCTTGGTCATAAGGTCTTACTAGAGACTCAACAGCCATAACTGCTGTGCTTCTTACTATTATCTCAGGGTAGTCATTACCTACTGCATCTGCTGTACCAACACCTTTGTTTGGGTATATTGGAAATGGTAAATAATTTCTAATAAAATCACTAGCTCTTTTAACCGCTTCTGTTTTTAGATCTGACCAGTCTCTTGATGATTCAAATACTGAGCTATTTAAAGTGGTGGCACTGCCTGTGCTGCTATAATGTTCAAGCAGGTCGGTACTTGCAGTGTATCTATATTCATCATTGGCGTTTGGCTCGTCAGCAACAGCGGTTAATTCTTTACCATCCTTGTAAACTTGCCCACTACAGTCTCCAGTATTATATAGGTAAAACAAATGAGTAGTGCCTGAAGCAATCCAATTACTAGGCAAAACTTTTTTGTGGTCATATTCGCCTAAATATGGTTCTATAAATAATAAGTCTGTTGTTGTGTCGCAATACGACTCGTGATATGTACTCATGCTTTTGCCTCTGGTATATAAGAGTCAAAGCCAATCACATTAAGCTCAAGGCTTCTTATCCCTTCAATTATATTAATCAACATTTCTTTTTCATCAATGCTTGTATTATCCAAAATAATATTTGTTAAATCTATCTGTACTGCTAACTCCTTGCATTTCATTATCAATTCAAAGGCGTTTATATCTGCATTTGTTGTGTTTATTTCGTTGACCTTTTCCATGTTAAATACTCAGCTGCCTCATAAGGATTAAAAATAGTGGTAATGAGCCTGTTATCATCATCCTCATATCGAGGGTCAATAATTGTAACTGGTGCATTAAATATGTTTTTATCATCCAATCCTAACTTTTCTGCGTAATTGTCTATAATCTTAAAACTTGCAACTTGTAACGCATGTGAAATTAACCCTGATGCTGGGTCTTTTAAAACTTGATACCCACTAACATGGGTGTGCCCACAAGTTAATATATGGTCTTTCCACCCCATCTGAGCCGCTTTTGCAACGCCATGTGCCGAGTTCCACATACTGTTCCCTTTAAAGGTGTGTCTGCAGTTTGCTCTAATTTCTTTACCATTTGGGAATCTTAGGTTTAGCCTAGCCCCCCACTTTTCATATACACCTTTGTGGTCCCTCATTATAAAATCAAGAGGGTCTCCGTCGCCTGACCAGACATCGTGGTTTCCTGCTATTAAATACAGCCAATTAACGCTATTGACAAAGTGTTCTGTGAGCCTCCAGGATTCCTTGGCTGTTACAGATTGCTGGCCATGTAAAAAGGCAAGTCTGCCTATCCAATTATTTTGAACATCGCCTAAATTTCCTGCAAACATACCATCTGTTTTATTAATTAAATCGCATAGAGCATATATATCAGCAATGTTTGTTCCGTCATCATCTATATGAGGGTCTCCAAAATGACATATCCCTATCACTCCCTTTGTCTTTATGTCAATGTTAATTAAACGTTTAGACTCCCTACCTTTTACTTTTACAGAGTATTTTCTTTTCCTATGTTCAATTAGTTCTCCAATAGGTATGTAGTCTGGGTCGGATATTTCTTTTACAAATTCTGACTTTTCTAGTATGCTAGGGTTTACAGTTCTTTTTCCGCAAGAGTTGCACATCCATTGTTGTCTTTTAGATTTAGCTCTGTACAGATAGCCATGTTTTCTAATAGACCTGCTGCCGCAATATTTACACCCAATTACATTACCGTCTACGTCTTGAACAATAGGGTTATCCATATTTCATAACCAATTCTTTAAAATGATCGATAGTTCCAGCTCCTTTAGATGTGTTGTACCATTGTTTCCAGTAGGCTGCTTGCTCGTCTAATGTTTTAGGCATTGGCTTTGGCACCCTCCAGTAATGTAAGCGACAACAAACAATCCCAGCAATTAAATTAGTAGTCAAGACTTCCCTCCACTTACTTTCTTCTGGGTTAGTAAAGTAACTCCAATCAAGATGACAAATTTCAGCAACTTTTTTTAGCAGTTCTTTTCTGTATTGTAGGTAGTCTTTACATAGGCTAACAGCTACCCAAGGTTCACATTGCCAATGACCTCTGGCTATATTGTCACCACCTTTTTGCATGATGTACTCGTACCTAGATTCCACTAATCCAGTTCTGTATACTAGCATTTGTGCATCATGGCTTGCGTAATTTGGTCCCATCTTTATAAGAGTGTCTTTGATAACTGTCAGCATTTGCATTGAGTTAATCATTATTTACCTGATGGAATACCTTTTAATAACTTAGGAACCAATGATGCAAAAAAGTCTGTTCCAATATCAATCATTCTTTCAAAGAACTCTTGTTCTTGTTTTTCATTCATAAAAGGCAAATTAATTTTGTTATTTATCCATGTTGCCCATTCTTTTTTGATTTCATCTGATTGTATTCTTTGCACCAAGAATGATTCCATGCCCTCAATAACGACTGGTAGTGTTTCTTCAACTTTTTCATCAAAAGTATCTTTTATAATCGATTTAATATCCATTATTTCTCCTATTTTAAGGTTGTGAAAAGTAAAGTTATAATTGCCATGCCACCTAGAATGTAGTTTCTCCAGTTCTCAAGTGACCTAGTTCTGCCATTAGCAAGTTTTAATTGTTCTTTAATGTCTGGCAACTCACGCTCTAAAATGGTTTCAATCCTTGCAAGTCTTTCTTTTATATGATTTCTATAATCATCTATAGGTTCGTAATCCATTATCTTTTTTTCTTAATAATCTTTTTTATTTTACCGCTTGAAGTTCTAGCATATCTATATTTTTTAGTTTCTCTAATTAGAGTTCCGTAATACCTTTTACCGCCATACATCCAGCTAACTTTTTTTGGCATTTTTATCTCCTACCATTTTACCTTGTTAGACCAATAAGCTGCACTCATACGACCTTTGGCAATGTTCTTTGCGTGCCTTGCCTTGAAAGACCTTCTTCTTGCTTTTTGTACTTTAGTTCTTGGGTTTTTTCCAGCACCTCGAACTCCTTGTTGTCCAAATCTTATTAAGCGAACCTTATTTCCAGACTTAGCCAAAACAACATGGCTTTTGCTTGGGTGACTTGGAGTTCTTTTCGGTTTATTATAACCGCTCAAACCAAACCTTTTAAGCCTTGGGTCTTTTGCCATTAATGCCTTCCGTTTATCCTTGAAACAGAACCTTCTATTCTAGAAACTTGGTTATCAAGGTCATTTATTTCTTTGGTTAAGGCGTCAAATTTTCGGTCTAGTTTATCGTCAGACTGATTCCATCTTCCAATAAGTTTGATCACCATGCCTTCCATATTCTCTAAGGTCTCGGATTGTCCTCTGTTTTCGACTTTTAACCTTTCTAATGCTTCTTGTTGAGCTTCGCTTTTTTTAGATAAGCTCATCACTAAATACACGAACATTACACCAACTACTCCTATCATTCCTGCTTCACCGTATACTGCTATAAAATCCATAACTACTTCCGCTTTTTCTTACCCCAACTAAATGGGTTTAGGTTTAACTCTTTTTCATAGAATGAAACTCTACTTTCCAATTCTGCCCTTTTCCGCTCTTCTTCCAAGCTGTGCTTATCAAATAAACTCCTAATTTGGCTATCTGTTTCCACCAGTTCTGTTTCAAGGGTTGTAAGTCGAGACATAATATTATAGTACCCATACACAAGACCGCCCACAAGAACACATAGCTGTACCATCCAACGGATGTTAAGGCTAACCACCATATTATCGCTAACCACAGTACCACGATAACTTCTTGCTGTTTTAACATCACTCATGCTCTATATCTTCAAACTGATGATGCAACCAGCACCAATTGGATTGCGTATAAACTTTTCCATGATAATAATGCATAGCAGAATCAGCACCCATTATCTCTATAAAAACTGTATTTGTAACTGTATCCTGCGGTGTGATTTGGTAACCCCCTACGCTCCAACCCTGACTGCAACTGCTTATCATTAACATGCTTAACAGGGATATCATAACTCGTATTAACAACTTTAAAGTCTCCATTTTTTATTTTTTTAATTACATGATTCATAGCACCATCCACCAAGCTATTGCAGTTTCAACTACTATATCAGCCATTGTATTGTATGCCCATCTAATTTTAGTCCTATATGGCTCATAGTTCTCTATATACCACTCAAAAACTTCCCAGGCTATACCAACTACAAGTACACCTAAAACACACCATAAATCACTAAAATTAAGCCATTGAAATATCTTGCATAAAAAAGCACCTGCTGCAAGATGATATGCAGTCCAACCATCAAGTTGCCCTGTCTCTATTTGCCAACTGACTACAGTTGCTAAAGGGTTCTTCATCTCTCCTCCACTTTACTGTTTACAAGTTTATGTTTTACAATGTCGATACGCCCATGATTGTCAGAGTCTTTTAAATTATTACACTCTTTCACATACGCCTCTTCAATGGTTTTAAATGAGTCACTTTTTTTAATAATGCTCTTGCCATTTCTTAGGAAGTATTTTTTGCTTCCTGGATATGTTAATGTGATCAAAGTTCCATTAGCCAACTTCACTTTTTTAGTCATCCCTTGTTTATTATTAAGGTGAATGACCACATCATTATCATGGGCACATCTAACTATCATTTAATCGTTCTCGTCACCTGGGTCATGTGGTGAGTGGTCTTTTGACTTTGCCAATGACTCTTCTAGTATTCTTACAAATCCATCTCTACTCACTCCAAGCTGTTCTTGAATAAAGTTATTACTATTGATTTTGTCATCAATATTTTTCAAATGTAAGTACAGTCTTTTTTGCTCGTCATTAAAGTCCTTATTAACGTCATATTCGACATCATTAAGAGTTAGAATAACTGGCGGTTGTTTTTGTGTTTTAGCCATTATTGACTCCTTGTGTTAGTTAATCTTCTTTTTTACTATCTTCATACGCTTTCTTAATATCATCTGTCCACAGTGCATTTGCCATTGCCTTTAATTCATCAGATTCAGCACTCACATCAGCATCTGGCATAAATGCCTTTCTACTGTATGAAAATGATATTTCTACACCATCTTCCTCAATAGATGTTTTACAGCGTTCTTGAATACATTTGTATTCTCCACGCACTTCATAATCGTATGTTTTCTTTTTTTGTAAAGCCATTATTTACTCCTTGTTAGTTCCAATTAATTATCCAATTAATCTGTAAAATATGTAATGCTTAATTGTCCTTCAAAAATAGCATCTATGTCATTTGCTTGTACATAACCTTCATTGGAGGTTCCGTCTGTATTGTGATATTGTACATTTATATAATTAGTACCTTCAAAAATTATAGGTGTTATTTGTGTTGCTATTGAGGTAGAACCATATCTATTAATCGTAATTGAACCTATCGCAATACCAGCTCCAGAAGTTAAATTTGCCGATGTAAATGGTAAACTAATTCGTAAAGAACCAGCGCCAGAACCACTATCTGTTTCAAATTTACCTACTACAGTAACCATTCTTCCAATTTTTGTGTATGAAAGTTTATTTTGAGCCGAATCCAATACCCAGCTTCCACTTGTTGCACCAGTTATAGCGGTAGTGTGTTCGCCTTCCTCATAATCTCCAAGCACTTCACCACTTGCATCAAATTTTATACCAGCACAATGAACTGTAGCACCACTATCTTGTGCCATATAAACAGCAGTTACATCTGCATTACCAAGTGTTACTGAGTTGTCTGCTTGTCCTTGTGCAGTAGAACCAATTACTGTTTGATTTACTCCAGCATTATCATCTGTGTCAGCTCGAAAACCAATTAAAGTGTTTGCACTTCCTGTTACAAGAGCATCGCCAGATTGAAAACCTAAAGCAGTATTCTGACCAACTCCATCAGCAGGTTCATAAATTTTTAATGAGTCACCACCGATTGCAGTATTACTATCTCCATCTACATTTGTCATTAAGGCATTGTACCCAAATGCTGTATTTTCGTGACCAATTGTATTAGCCTTTAACGCCTCAAATCCGACTGCCGTGCTTTTAGTCCCAGATGTCAATGATGCAAGTGCAGACCTACCAATAGCTACTGTACCATCAGCGGCATTATTATTAATTGCCCCACCAGCATCTGAACCAATTAAAACTAAGTTACTTTGAGAAGTCACTGCATCTCCAGAAAAAGCACCTACAACTGTATTGTTTGTTCCTGTATTTGATGCTTGAAGAGCGTTTATTCCTACTGCTACATTATTTGCATCTACATCAGCATTAAAAGTTTGTAATGCTTGATGTCCAAAAGCTGTATTGTAATTACCTGAAACATTTGTTCCTAATGCTCCTAATCCCATTGCAACATTAGCCACTGCATCAGTCAATGCTCCTAAAGCACCAGAACCAACAGCAATGTTTGAAGCTCCAGTATTGCAAGCATCAAGAGCTTCAAATCCTATTGCTAAATTATTTGCTCCAGAGGTCAAATTGCTTAAAGCGTTCATTCCTACTGCAACAGTGCCATCAGCAGCAGCAGTCATTACACCACTACCACCAGCATTGTATCCAACTAAAACACACTTGTCAGGCAATAAAGATGTATAACCAGCAAAAGCCCCAAGCATTGTATTTTTTTCACCTGTGGTTATTTCAGTCCCAGAAAGGTGTCCATAAAATGAGTTGTAATTTCCACCAGACGCTATATCATTACCAGACAGGTATCCAAAAAGCGTATTGTTTGTACCGCTACCGCTATTATTAGATAGTGAGATTCGGGAGTTGTTGTCGAGTGCAAATCTGATACCAGAATTAGTAACAAAAGACATTGTGTCCGCTGTTGATTCATAGATATATGTGTTACTACCGCCATCCAAGTATATAGGATGACCAGTGGGAACATGTATAACTCCACCAGAAATAATTGCCCCAGCAAAAGTAGCCGTGTTGCCAGAGGTTATTGTGAGTGCATCAGTTGATGGCCCAGTTCTAAATATCATACTATCAGAGCCGTCAACCTTGATTTGACCTTTTACAGTTTGACTGGCATTCTCCTTAAATGAAATAATTGCATAGTCATCAGAACTTCTTCCGTGTATGTCCAAGACAGTAGAAGTATCACCATTGGCTTTTATTGATAGCCTTGAAGATGGTGTCATTCCAAGTCCCATATTTCCTATCTCATCAATACGCAGACGTTCTGTAGGTGCAGTATCTGTAACTACATTTCTTGTATAAAATGTTAAATCACCTTTTGTGTCTCCAGCAGTAGATGTTTCTTCAAAGCCTATATACGCAGGAGAATGTGTATTGGTTAATGTGTCAGTATAACCAAAGCCAATCATAAACTTACCTAACCCACCAGAGCCATAATCTCCACTACCTAGCTGTATGTATGAGTTACTTGCTGTAATAGTTAAAGGTGCGGATGCTACACCATTTGCTATAGTTAGCTTACCTGATGTAGAAGAAGTTCCAATCCCAACCTTTTGTGTGTCTGTAATTCTCATCACTTCATTCAGTGCACCACTACTATTGTAAGTTGAGAATGCAAGAACTGAGTTTGCTGAGCTAGCATTTATATTTATAGCCGAAATCTTTGCTTGAGGGCCAGGATTTCCTGTACCTGTAGGAATTGCACCACTCCAATTACCAAAAACTAATTCTGTGGATGAATTGGTTGCACCATTACTATTATGTATAAATGCTTGAACTGCACCAGTAGAACTACCTTTAATATGAAGTTTTGATAAAGGACTAGTAGATGCTCCTATACCTACACTGCCTGTAGATGAAACAACTAAAGCACTTGCAGATTGAGTACCATCACTTGCTTCAGTATGGAAAACAATGTCACCTCCGTGCTTTAAACTTCTAATCTTTAAGTCACCAGTGTTTAAATGGTCGAGATATGAATTACTACCATCGTGATATATTTGAATATCTTCACTTGCACCAAGTTTTAAAACCCCACCAGAGCCACTTGCATCTGGTAAAGTTAAATGACCACCAACTTCAACTGCTGAATTAGTAGTGTCTACTGTAAATATGTCACCACCATCACCATTTTTTCTAACTAGCAAGGCTTCTGTAGAGGTTACATCTATTACTTGTGTACCTTCTATGATTTCATCGAATGATAATGAGCCACCACCTGAAACAGTTAAATCTCCCGATATAGTTAAATCGCCATCTATGGTGCCCCCATTACCGAAGTCCTCAGTAATATGCTTTAACATTGAACTTTGCATTTAAACCTCTACTGTTTTTACTGCACCAGTTGTTGTACTGGTAGAATTGTAATTGAAATAGACTGTATTACCTAAGCCTCTAGGGACAGTTAAGAATGTTAATGTGTTCTTAGGAATAACTAGATCATTTGCTGCTGTGACATCTGTAGTAGTGGTAGAAAAATTAAAATAAATCTCCACTGCTGAGTAGACTCCTAGCGTTGAAGTCATAGTTGCTAAAGCCAAGTGAGTTGTATTTGCAACATCGGCACTTGAGCCTGCGGTTCCTGCTGAATTAACCGACCATTCACCACCGACTGTTGCATTTAATGATTCTTGCACTGACCTTTTATGTAGTTTTGCCATGCTTAACTCGATTTCCTGTATACGATTGCAAAGTCACCACTAGCTATCTGTACGGATGACCATTCACCATAAATAGTTTGCCCTGCTAATAGTGTAACTGATGAAAGTGTATCCCAAATATCTGTGTCTACTGAAGTCGCTGCTGTGATCACACAATCAACAGATAAGGCTTGGATTGCTACATAGGTATGGGAATTTACTGTTGCGTTTGTGACATAATCATAACCACCTCCACCTAGTCGGTTCTGGGCTTCTTGGGTAGTATAGTAATGTAAGTTTGATGTTGCCATTTATTCTCCTATCTCTCTAAGGTTAATGGTTAACCATGAATGAGTCCTTTATTGAAATTTTATTTCTTAGATTTCGATTTCGGCTCTTTCTTTGTTTTTAACTCTTTTTTTGCTGGGCTTAGTAAACCCTTGCCTTTTACTAGTTCGTAACCATCTGCTATCATTTTAGAGGCTTTAGAGCCATCCATAGTGTGTTCGTAGTGATTACCTTTTTTTAATACTATCATAATTGTCCTTTTTAATAATGGGGGCAGAATTAACCACCCCCAAAATTATTCTCTTCAAGGTTTAAGGATTAAGAAATTCAATTCCTTTAACGTGATTTGAAGTAGTGATAACTGCACCATAAATAATGTCAGCCACCACTTTAGTGCCAAGATAAGATACGTCATAATCTGACTGGACTCTAATGTCTTGCTGCACCGCTACTGCAATAGCAGATTTATGCACTAGGTAAGCCGCTTCAATGCCTGTACTTGTAGTAGTAGGGATTAAAGAACTTGTCATAACTGGTATGCCGAAAAGGTTTCCAACTTGCCCAGTTTGCATTACGGCATTGTCATTACCAAAACCAACTCCAGCACCTGAGTTATTAGTTACAAATGCCTTAGAGTTCATTAGGTCAGCATAGATAAGTGGATTCACGAAGAAAGCACATTCATCTGCTGGGATGTCGTTTGCCATTAAGGTTCCTAATGCAGTTTCAACATCAGCATTGCTCATAGAATTATCAGCTGCTAATGTCTGAGTTGTTCCTAAAGTCTGAAGCAACGCTTCAATTTTAGTGTCAACAGCTTTAGCAAGAGCATACGCCATCGATTGAGCATACTTGTCAAATAATTGCTCATTTGCCTGCACCATAGCAATATCCTCAAATAATTTTGCGGCATATTTATGCTGGTCAATTGATAAATCAATGCTTGTTTCAACGTTTGCTGTGTAATCTACTGAATCATTCGCACCTTTACTTGCACTTGCAACCTCTTGAACTGTTGGGATGTGTAGAGTATCGCCACGACCTTGAACCAAACTTGAGTAATCGTCAAAGAAAGGTTTCAGTACTAATTGTTTTTCAAAATAACGGTACACTCCGTCCGCCCAAAGCTCTGGTACGAACACATCTACGTCAGATTTTTGAGTTACATCACCCGAAAATCCATAATAGTCAGCCATTTAAGACTCCTTATTTACGCATAGCATAACTCTTAACAATGTCGCCCCAATTCTGCTGTCTTTCCGTTTTATCCATTCTTGTCCAATCTTTGTTATTAGGATTTACAGCTCTCGCAGGAGTTCCACTTGTAGCGGGTACGCTTGCATTATTAGTTGTAATTAATTTAGAGTGCACAGCCCTTAATTGAGGCAGGGATAACCCACCAAATTGCTCTCTGTCACTCTCTTCAAAATCAGCAAGAATCTTGTCACGCTGGTTAGCTTCATCTTCTTTAAAAGCATCAACTATTGGTTCCATTTCTGCAAGTTTCATTGCTCTTTCCTCGGCTAACTGTTGCCATTGGTTTTGCTCTTCCATTTGCTTCTGTCTATCTGTCTCTCGTTGCTTTTCCATCTTCGCTAATTTAGCTTCTGATTCTTGTGCCCTTTTTCTGTACTTTTTACTTTCCTGTACTAACTGACCATAGTCAGGCTGTTCTATATCAGTTTCTTGGCTTTGAGTGGCCACCTCTGTCGATGTTGATTTTTCCACTAAAGGCTGCTCGACATAAGCCTTTGGTTGGGTTTCCACGCTCTGTGTATTTGTATCTTCAGACATTCTGTCCTCGTTTTAGTTGGTTGAATTTACTTCGGTATTAATCTTTTTTAAAATAACCATTATACCTTTAAATCAATCACAATATCTTTTTTATTAAATCTAAATATTCTATCATCTATCTCATCCCGAAAAAACTCCTGTACAAAGTCTTCATTTTTATTGTTGAGACCGTAAACATTTCTTCTTTTTTTGCCTTTAGCATTTCCCTCAAACTTCAAACCATCTCTGTAATTCAATTCAACGCTTGAGTTCGTAGGTTTTTGAGCCTTTAACGAATTCATCATGGTTCCTGTTAATCTTAAATTTGGAGGTGATACTTGTTTATTATTAGAAACGCCTTTTGGCCCAGCCTTCCCTATTTTCTTTTTGTCTGCATAGCTTTTACTATAATTAGGAAATTTAGTACCAGCACCATCTTGGCTTATTCCCTTTTCGGTATCTTCTAATATTCTAGTAACTAACTTACCACCTAATTCTAACCATTTTCTTTTATTGAAAGGCATCACATCTTTGGGCTTCATCTTACCTCCCAGGAATGTCTACAATTAAATCCGCCCCTTCCACCGAAAGGCGTACCACTTGACAACACTTGTTTTTCTGTATAACCGCCTTGAGGTTCTTTTCTTTTTGTTGCCCTACAAGTGTCTCTAGTCCTATCGTCCAATGGCCCAAAGTATGTCCACTTAACATTTAACCCCTCAAATACTTTATATCTTGCCATATCGTCAAATGATTTTATGCCTGTGTATACTGAGACCGCTAACTGGTGGGTTAATAAATCTGTTCCAGCTAGGTTTGCAATGATTTCATTAGGTGGCAATCCAGCATAAAGGTTTTGAAATAATTGAGACTTCATTGTGTTAGCATAAGTACCAGCTTGATTAATTAATTTTTCTGTGTTTAAATCTTTTAGCACTTCCAACCCTTGTAATCCTGGACCGCTAAGCCCTGTTACTCCCCTCTTTTCTGCTTCTTTTAAAGCACCTTCAAGTAACTTACCATACTCTCCATCTAGCTTATTTAACGCTTCACCATAACCCTGTTCAATTAACTCATTAAACAAATTTAACTGGCTCATTGTATTGATTAATTCTGTATCACTTACCTTGCTTAAATTGCCGACTAAGACCTCAAGGCTTTTATTGAAGCCGCCCTCTAGTCTTTTTATATCTGATAAAAATGAATTAACTGCTGGTTGGACTTGAGCCATTTATTATTTTCTGAAATGCTGATGTTGGTTTGGTTTCTTCTGCTTCGGTTCTTACTTCTTCCCTGACTTCTGAAAGTTTGTTTTGCAGTTCTTCATCGCTCATATCTGGATTGAAATATAATAGTAAATCTTTTTTACTCATTATGCCATTATCCATTTTCCAATCAAGCCAAGCACGTTCTTCTTTAGGCGACATTGGGTAACTAACCTCACCAAAGTCTACTGCGTAATCTTCTGATAGGTTTAAAGCATTATGCACTTCTAATATGGTTCTGTCTATTTCATATCTACTATGTTCCCACTCTCGGAATATAGATTC